TCAGTCAATGAACGCTCACGTCGGCTCCATGTTGAAGTTGAATAGTCTGCATACCCGCCTTTTGATGTTTTCTTAATTCTAAAGTCTACACCACGTAGGTAATCAGTTGGCAATTCTTCCAATTCGGGGTCCATTAATGCACCTTTAATAATTTGGAAAATTTGCGGACCAATAATAAATCTACGAATCGGATTCGAAGGTGTTTCCTCATTCAACGGATCGTCTGCTACAAACCCTTGGAAAATGTATGAACGCTTTTTCCAGTACTTGCGACCCATATCTTCGAGTGACTTATCTTTAAACCACGGACGTACTTCTGTCAAAATTGGACATGTTGTACCATCGTTATACATCTCCACACACGGTACTTGTACCTGTACATTTCGACTGTCGGTTTCACCTTTGATACCTGCAAATGGTAGTTTAATCATTGCACGTTCTACCCAAAAGAAAGTATTATTCGTATCACCATCGGGTAGGAAACGAACTACGGACTCTTGTCCTTCTTGAATATTCCAATGTGGGTAAATTGCGTTATCGCCACCTGATTGACGATTTCCGCCTGTGTTGTTTTGCGCTTCTTGAAGTTTTGCGCGGATTTCTGCTAATGATGCCATAGTGCCTTTTCTCCTATATAATGCCTATATGCTATGTAGCTACATTGCTACGTTTGTGCCTTATTTGTTTGTAGCACAGTATATATAATACTACCAACTACTCACAAAGTCAAGTCTTTTTTTAAAGAAAAAACATAAAAACTTATAGAAAGGACAAATTATTGTCCTTTCTAATCTGATGTTACATGCCTGATAAAGATTTAATTCTATCTAACTCGTCGTGTTCTTCTTGAGCAGATGCCTCTACTGCTTCTGCTCCTGCTTCTTGTTCTGGTGCCATACGCTCAACTAACTTGCGAGCAACTTGTTCTGCCTGTTCGCCAAACTTCTTACCTACCATTGTGCATACGCCTTCCGGTCCTTTTGGAAATGTTTCAGATGCTTTATCATAAAAACTAAAAATAAATTCAGCTACTTCTTTAACATTCATTTGTTTGTTTTGACTTTCAATATTGCCTTCAGTTGTACCAGATGCTCCAGTTACATACAATAAGTCCTGAACTAGATCAGTGTACATGCCTTCTATATCATTAACTTCGCCGCCGTCTTGGTCTGCATAAGCATTAGCAATTTCTTCAGAAGCATCTTCAATTTTTCCAGCTTGTACTAGCGCCATCGCTTTCTTGACATCTGGATCTCCGTATGCGCCGATCTCGTTTGCTTGTTCGTCAAAATCTTTAAACAGTTTCATAACTTCTTGCTCTTTAGCAGGATCCATTCCTTCTTCAACTGCTGGCTCGTCGACAAAATCGCCAAAGTCTAACTTTGGTAAAGTGTCTGGATCATTTTCTTCGATCCATGATTTAACTAAACCTCTAACACACCCGTCAGGATCTTTTTCTGCTTGCTTTTTAATCTCAGTTTCTAATCTAGGATCTTCAATAATACCCTGCAAGCTGTTGATTGCATTTTTGCCATCAATTCCAGCTGGAAAATGATCACCTACAAGTTTATTTAATTTATTAATTAAGTCTTCTTTTTCGCCTTCGTCTGCTAGTGTCAAAGGTGATTCTTCACCTAGGTTCATTGCCCAGTTTTCAAACTTACTAAACATTCCTAACTCTTCGTTGCCTTCGTTAGTGCCGTAATCGTCTGTGATATTGTCTATCATACGATCATGAATTTTTTCAAAGTCGTCGTCTCCGTGATATCCATGATCCACTGCAACGTCATCATACATTCTTTGTAATTCTTTTTGGATTTCAGGGCCGTGCTGTCCGTCTAGGCCTTGATCCATTAATTCGTAACCGTCATCGCTGTTAGCAATGTTAGTCATAAAATCTGTTACTTCCGGGCTTTCTCCCTCGTTAGCAATATCTTCTTCCTGCCTATCGGTCATTTCGACTATGTCGTCGTAGCCTACAACGTCTTCGGACCTTTGCTCTTGAGTTAAACGATACAAGATAGGAAATACATCTTTAATATCTTCTTTGAAATTCTTTACTGTAAATTGTTCGGTATATTGCTCTAGTACTTCGTCGGGTACTTCAACAGCATCAGATACCATAAAGTTTTCAACATATGCCTCATAGTGTGCTTGCTTAGAAAGCTGTTTAATTTGTTTCTTTAAATTTTCTAACTGCATCGTACTGCGTTCTACAACAGAATTATTGTCGGAATTCATTAAGTCATTACGCACTACATAGTTACTAAAATTCTTCAATTGTGCAATATCTTCGCTCATTTTAATAAGACTTTTACCAATATCATCGTATGGAAGTCCACCATTGGCAACATGTCGTTGCATTGCCTTTGCACCTGATAGATGAATAAATGGATACTTGAATCTTTCGCCTTGTTCGTTTTCAACAAATAATGCGCCAATATTTCTCGATCTTGCGCCAGGCACACTATCATCTTCTAGCGTTTTATTATGCTTAATAATTAATCTGGTATCTAACAGGTTCTGATAACTCTGTTTTTTTGTACCATACATGTTACTTTCGTTCATCATTCCTTCTCCGACAGGCTTTGTAATTGTATCATTTGAAACTGGTTTTGGTGTAGAGTGCTGACTTAAAAAAGCGTAGTCTCTTTGATCTAACATATCTTTTGCAACATCACGTGTATCAAAACTCATAAGTCTGCGTTTTGCAAACAAGCGCATTTCTCTTAGAAAACTATACCAGCCATCTTTCTGTCCGTCATCCATGCCTTCAGTAATTCCTGTCGAGAAGTAAATCTTTAAACTGCTCGATTCAGCTAAACTAATACTAACATGTCCAATAATTTTATCGTTTTCTGTATAATCAAAATCAAAGAATCTTGCATCCTCTGGATTAATGGTGATTTCGCCAGTATTTTCGCCTAACTTTAAATTAGTGAAACGGCTTCTAATCTTATAAAATAAATCTGTGGCTATATTGCTTGTTGCGTCCATAATAATATTTATCAAAATCCTGTACTAATGAATACCGGTAATGGAAGTTCTTCTTCCGATACTTTTTCAGTCATCTTGTCATAAATCTTAGGATCCCAGTCTGCTAAAACATCTGCCATCCTAACCGCTAGCAATGTTGCAGATACTAAGTCATCATGTTCGCCAGATTTTGCGTTAAAACTTACTCCAGTTGCAATAAATGTTTTTAGTTCTGATATTAACGGCTTACTGTTAAGTTTCATTTTATTTGTTTCTAATAAATTTTTAAATTTTGAACATACTGTAATTTTTGATTTATGAGTTGTATTGAAACCTTTGCGGAACTTTCTTACATGACCCCGTCTAATTGGCTCGCTTAAGAATAAACCGTGGAAGTTATCTTCGCCGATATCGTTTATTACTACTAAGGCGGCTTCGCCTAGTGTATTATTTTCTACACTATAGTAAATATTATTTCCTGAGCTGTTGCCTTTTTCGGCACATTGCTCGTGTATATATTTTATGATATCTCTTAGATGTCTTACTTGCTGTTGTACTGGTGTTGTGTTGTGGCGCCATTCGGCTACCTGTTCCATAGACGGCATTTCAAACACTTGTATTGCGGCATAATCTCCGCCTGTACCCAATGACGGATCTAATGATATAAGGTATGTAGACTTTGGATTAATATCCTTATACCAACGTGTTTGCCCCATATTAAATTTAGGCTCTCTGCCTTCAAGTTCTGCAAGTTTAACACTATTAATAAGAGTCTCATCAAAGATCAAGAACTCACATTCAAACTCACGACGGAAACGTTGTTCGCCAATCTTTGCTTGTTCTACTCTTGCCCATTCGTCATCTCTATCTGGATGCTCGCTCCAATGTGCAAAGTATGGAGCAAAACCGTTTAATCCAACTGCCGACTCGTTACCGTGATCGTCGAATCGTTTATTAGCTTCGGTCCATATAAGAGCAAACTGATCTTCGTCACTGTTTGGTGTTGATGTAATAATACACTTACCGCCTGTTGCCAGCGTAGGTGATAGTGCAGTCCAGAATTCTTTGGCTTTTTCAGGCGGTTGAACAAATGCAAACTCGTCACAATATATTAACGATAATGATTTACCACGTCCGGTATTTTCTGTTGTAGTAGTTGCTTGTATTCTTGCACCATTATCATATTCAATAGTATTTCTGTTATATGTATAAATTCCTGCACGAATAAAGTCTGGAAGATTTTCATAAGCAAATCGATATCTATCCATAATATCTTTTGCACCATCATATTTATGGGCGGCGATTAGCACTTGACAGTCTGGTACAAACATTGTGTACCATAACAAGTAAGCAACTGCACATGTTGTCTTGCCCATCTGTCTAGGCAACATCGCAATACATTGCTTGTTCTCAGCGTATGCTTGGATTAATCCTTCTTGAAACCCGTAAGGTTGAAATGGTATGCTTCCTCTAACTGGGTGTTGTATGCTTAAAAAAGTCTTAGCAAAAAACATAGGTCCGGTGATCGGATCCATACATGCTTCTAGTTGTTTTACTTGTTCTAATGTGTACTTTTGTGGCGCATGGGCCTTTTTAATCTGTACACCGTCTAATGATTTTGCCATGTAAATATTTACCAAAAAAATAGGACCCGAAGGTCCTATTGAGTTTAACGTACTATGCTCTTATTATTAAGCAAGATTTAGTGATGTTTTAACAGTGCAAGTTACATCTGCATAATCAATTTGATTCGGCGTTCCTGCAGATAAATCACCTAATGCAATAATTTCATCTTCAATTTGTTCAACTAGTGTTTCTGCACCGTTTCCGTCATAATCTAACGAATCATTTGGTGCTTCTACAGCAAATGTCATAACTTGATTTGTACTATGTAAGTCACCTCGGATTACAATTGTTGCATATTTTTGCACAATTTCAATACAAACATTAATTGCTTCTTCTGGATCTAACTGCGTGTTTACTGCTGTTCCAAAATCCAATTCAAAAAATGTTAAAGGTTTATTACCATTGTATAACGGAATTGACAAATCTAATGATGCAGGTCCAGTACCACTTACATGATATTGTGGGTTTCTTTTAATAAGTTCTGAACTGCCGCCACCGATAGTTGCTGTGGTTAAATCTGCCATTATTTTTCTCCTTTAGCTTCTGCTAATCTAGCTAATAGCTCTGTACGAATTTGATCTCTTAAAGTTGACTCAGTGCTAGGCTCGTCGACTACAGACTCTGTTGCTTGCATTGGATTGTCACCGTCCGACACTTTAGGATGTGTTCTTTTTTGACGGTTCATGCCGCCGGATAATTTATTAACTAGATATTCAATATCGTCGTAATCTTCATCTGGTTCGTTAGCATACGCTTCTTTTTTCTCAGCATCGTGATCATCCATATCGTGATCGCCATCATTATCTCTGTCAACAGTCTTATGTAATTTTTCTTCATCATCATGATCTTTTTCATGGCGGTCTAATTTACCGTCATCATCATAATCATTATCATCGCCTTTGTCGTCATCTTTGTCGCCCAACATTTTCATGATATCCATGTCTTTTTCGCCACCTGGCATATCGTCATTGTCTGCGTCAAAATCTGGTAAAATTTTATTAATAGGCTTAGGCATCGGAAGTTCATCTGGTCCGTCCATCGGCCCGGCCATACCCGGAGCCATAATACCCATTGGATCATCCATACCGATTACATCAGCTGGACTAGATGGTGGTGTTAACGGTGTATCTTTTTGGTTAATCATATCTGGATTAACTTTTGTCATTAGTTTTAGTACATCATCGATTGCATCGCCTTCTGCACTAATATTGATATTCATTCTTGCTTTATCTTTTTCTGGCATCGGTGCAGGCGGTGGTGCCATGCTAGGCATTTCTGCCATGCCGCACTCGTCTGTAACTGATTCAGTAGCAGGAGTATCAAGTTCCTGCATTTTAGATAGTAACTGGTTAAAATCCATTATTTACTCCCTACAGGACTAGCTACGCCTGCTTTATCTGTTTTTGCTTGACCTACCTTTTCAAACGCTTTGTCTCTTTTGGATTGATCCTTAGCATGTTCTTTGGCGGCTTTCTGTAAGTCTTTTAAAAATCCTGCATTAAAATCGTCACCGAAATAATCTTTATGTTTAATTTTAGCAGAGTCGCTGTAGTTTACATCCTCTAATCTCGAACCTTGTTTATTATCTGAAAACATATTAATTTGGTCTTCTTCGCTTGGGTCCGAGCTGTATTTTACAACAAAATGTTCACAACATGCCATTTGGTCAATCTGCGTTTTAATTTCCTCAGGTGTTACTGGATACTCTGTAACTACGTCGAACACATGTACATCCATATCAGCTAGTTGTGGAAAATCCATTGGAACTTTACGAACAGGAACTTTTTGCATACTTTCAAATGTAACAACTTCCTTGTCCTGTAGTCGAGACTTTAAGTCGTTGGCAAAGTTTTCCGGGCAGTCGCCGGCAATTTTTACCTTAAAGCTATAAACTTTTTTACTCTCAGCGAGGTATTCTTTTAAACTCTTCATATGTATATTTATTCCTTTGCGCCTAATTTCTTCATTAGTTCGTTACGATCAAGCGTTACATACCCTGTTCCGTCGATTAATTCGTTTGGATCAACATTTGCATCTCTGTCTATTTTTAATTTTTTCAATTGCAAATCGACTGCTTTAAGTTTTTTATCAACTTTTGCAGTTTTAGCATCTATAGCATTTTTAAGCATACTACCGGCAACTTCAAAAATTCTACCACTGTAACGTACTTCTACATTCATACCTAGATCCATTAAATCATCATATGCTTGTTCAGCTTTAGATGCTAGCTTGTCTAAGTCTCTATCTTCTAAATTATCCAACTCATTAATTTGAGGTAAATCGCCAGCGATTTGATTTATTGCTTGATAAGAATCGTCAACACTTTTGATCTGTTGATGTGGAGCTAGCTCTACAACCTCTTCTACTTCAACATTTTCAGCAGATTGCTTTTCTTGTTCTTCTAAGTCAAATAATTCTTCTAATTTCTTAGTCATTCTAATGCACCAAATATATAGTATTATTTATCGTTTATTACAAGGGCGGCAAGTATTTAAAATGATCCAACTCGTCTGCAAAATGATATTTGATTACACGTTTAAATTCTTTGCTCCAAACATCTGATACAGGTTTGTTTATAACATGCTTTGTAAAACCAGGGGCGCCTCTAGTATCAAACATTTTATGCAAGGGTATTAGATCTTCTGCTAAATTTTCTTGTCTTGCTACTAAATTACATTCTTTTATGTACTCAAGTTGTGATTTTGTAGCGGAATCATTTCGATCTCTTAGATAATCTATAAAATATGCAATACCTTTGTTCCATGCACTTTTGTCTTGATTAAGTTGCCATCGAGCGGCCATATTATAATTGTCATCTCTACTAACACGTTTTAAACTTTTGTGTATTTTCTTTGGTGCCCAATGATACAAACTTGACATGCGAGCATATGTGTTTCTTGTAATACACATTGCATAGTCGTAAGATACAATGTTTCTAGATATATGAGCTTCTTGAATTGTTTGATGCCCGATATTTTCGAAATCAAATCCTAGTTNAGATTGNTGTTGTTCAATCCAAGATANAAAACTTGNGCCTGCGGCTTTTGGGATATGCACAAACAGTAGCTTCATTATTAAAACTCGTACTGGTATGCTTCNATATCGTTTTTATATTTTTTATAAACTAAATCTTTTGTTTTATCGTTATAGTAATCTTGATATTTTGTTCTATCCGGAGTTTTATTTGCATAGCCCAAAGGAGCAAAACAATCTAATCGTTCTTGAACTTCTTTAAAGTCTTCATTTAAATTTTCAAGTTTCATTACATAGTTACAGTTAGTAGCCCACCTGTATTGCTCTGGAAGTCTAGTTTGCTCGAGCCAAGAATCAAATCCTTGTTCTAGTTTTTTTAATTTAGATTGCTGTAATTCTAGATTCCATTTTTCTTTTTCTGGAACAATTTTTTCTGGAGTTTCAGTTATATTTTTTATATATGCATTACACAAATATATTTTAAATGTGTACCAACTTACCATATAATCCCAAGGATTGCGAACAACACAAAATGTCCATCCTAAATTTCCAAATCTATTTTGTGCTTGTTCAACATCGGCGTGTTGCTTTCTTTTTGAAACTTCAATCTCAAAATTATCACGCATCCAATTAGTAATAGTGTTGCCGCCCGTTTTAGGTATATGGATAAATGTACAATGATAAGGATCTCGTATTATAGTTGCCATTATTTTCTTGCTTTTCCTTGATGAAAGATATCATCTTCTGTTACTACTCGAAATTTAATTTTTTTCTGTTTGCACCATGCAGTTGCGGCTTCCCATTTTGCTAAATTTTTAACATACTGTTCTTGATTGAATCGACTTTTACCAACATTTTCACGCATGGTTTGATTTTTTGGTTTAACTTCGATTAGCTCTGCATGCTTCTTACCTCTTTTATCAGAATATTGAATAAAGAAGTCAGGAACATATATTGTTGGTTTTCCTGTGAGCGGATCTCTATAAGGAATTTGAACACTTTCACTTGCCCAATTTTCAACACCCGGATGCTCGTCTAGCATTCTCATAAAAACAAACTCCCAACTACTTCGTGCCATAGGCGTTTTAATCCCGACGTACTTACCGGGATTTTTCATTTCAAATCTGCCTTGTGCAAACTTAGGCACGTACACCTCGTTTTTTATTATCGGAGTCTAGTCGTTGTTTAAAACCTAATGTGCTAATCGGAGTTCTATTGTTATTTAAGATTTCAATGATTATATTGTTTGCTTGTTGCGAATCTAAACTTTCAAGAGTTTGTAATATTTGCATAATTGGAACATTTTCAAGTTTTGCTTGTTTCAACACAATAGTGCTTAATAGTACTGATGCATCGTCATCATATCCTCTGCGTACAAAGAATGATTGTGCCGCATCAACATCAGTAGCGGTAAATTGTAGAGGTTCAGTTCCGTATTGGTCAAAAAAGAGTCTAGTACCAGCGGCACTATCATCTAGAATTTTTGGTGGTAAATTACTCGAAGCCATTTATTGTATCCCTGGTGGTGCTACTCGTCTTTGCGTAGCAGTAGTTGTTGCTGTTGAATTATTTTTTGGAAAGAAACTACCTACTAGTCCCGACACAGTGTTTGTTGCATTTGCAATAACATTTGGATTAGTTAAGATATTAACTGCCTCGCTTTTAAATTGTGATTTATCATAATTTTTAATATTATTATATGTGTTAAACGCACCAATAGCAGTTGACAAAAAGTTTTGTCCCGAACTAAACGCAGTACCGTCGCCGATTGCTCCGAATACTGATTCTAATCCATCTAATATCCCACCAGTTCCAAAAAGATTACTTACGCCGCCACCTTGAACACTTAAAGGGCTCGGAACATTGTCATAGTGCAATGTTGCAAATCCTTTTGGATTTCCTTGGCTTACAATTCCTGAACTGTATTGTACTGCTTCATATTCAATTGACATTGAACTTTCTGCTGGAGTTGATCCTTCGGCGTAGTCCATAGTTCCGTGTTGCCATGATGTGATCCTAGGATTTACTAGTGTATATCCAACGAATCTCTTTCTGCCCATAGTGTATATACTAATTGATTTAATCATGTCCTGGCCAGGAGATTTATTATTATCTAAGCCGTATCTAAATTTATTTCTAGGATCGGCGGTACCGATATATGCAGTATTAGAATATGCTGCCGATGGATTTTGTCTGTCTGCAATATAGTATCCGTAATATAAAGCCCATAGTGCGTTAATAACTCCTTGATTATCATCATGGAATGTTAAGCTAACTGCATCATAATTAATCATTTTATAGATTAGTTTTTTTCTGTTGTACTGATTTAGTGTTTCGGTATCAAATTTAAATTTAGGTAAATCTAAATTCTTACATAGCAATCCGACTTCTTCAATGTGTCGTTGTGAAAAACTCGGCGCTTTTAATGCCGCTTTATTAATATCGAATCTAACATAATAGTTAAATTTTGTTTTTGGTGCTAGACGTAAACTGTCATCGATGAATAAACGAGTAGCGTGTTGCTGGTTACCCATTATTCCTCTAGGACTTAAAATCCCACGTCCGACATCTGATAAGAATCTTGTAAATTTATTTGCCATACTACTATTTATGTCATAAAAAAAGCCCGGATAAATCCGAGCTTTTTATTTTTTGTGTTAAAGGTATTAACCCTGAGCGGCACTTGCGCCAGTTGTTGCCTCACCAAGTGATCTAACTACTGATGCGCCAATACCTGTACCTACGTCAGTTTCGCCTGCACCATACTGCTCTAAGTTATCAAAGCGTATAGTTAGTGCAACCTGCACAGCTTCGTTTGTACCATAGTTCAAATCGCCGTAGTCTGCGGCAGTTAAGAAGCAACCGTACAAGTTAAATGTTTCAAGTACGTTTACTTCGTTAGCACCGTTACCACCATCTAAGATTTCAATCTTAGTAGTAAACTTATAGTCAATACCTGATCTTGCAGAGCTTTGCTCAACAAAGTCGAATTGCTTCTGAATTTGTTGACCAACTAGCTTTTGCACCTGTCCAGTAGCATCGTCACGCAAGTTAAGACTAACTGTTTCCAGTGTATACTTACCTGCAACAAATACTTTAGAGTTGTAGATCGGTAATTCGATTTCTTCAAAACCAACGTTTGGACGGGTTACATCAACTACTTGCTTTGTTAGTTCAGTTGCTGCCGAAACTCCAAAGCCTAAGAGTGTTACCCTAAAACGATATTTTAGTTTGGGCATCAACAAAACTTGGTTGCCGCTATCTGTTGGTACCCCGATGTTGTTAAGTGATGTAATAGGCATAATTAAATTTCTCCTGTGTTCTTGACACGCAATGGAATGTAGATGAATTCAACAGCCTTGACCGGTTCAATCGCAATGTCTACATATAGTTCGTTACGATCAACTCTTGCCGGGGTGTTATTAGTTTCATCACAAACAACAGCAAAGTCATATATTGCACGTAAGCCTACAAGCTCTAAAAGTAAACTTTCAACCGCTTGCTTCACTTCGTCACGTGTAATTTTGTCATTCGGTTCAAAGATATACGGGCGAGCTAGTTTATCAAGCTGACTACGCAAGTATACCACTAAACGTGATACATTGATTCTGTCCAATGCCGAAGCATTTCTGCCTCGTGTTTTTTGTCCATTTGCAACAAGACCAACACCATTAAAGAACGCAATTGGATTAATCTTAAGATTATACAATGTATCGCGCTGTCCTTCGTTTAGTGCAATAGTTTGGAACTCGCCTGTTAGCGAATCAATGTAACCTACTGCTGTAGCGTTAGTAATGCCACCACGTCTTGTACCTGCTGGTGCAAACCATGGATAGCTAACTTGATCACTTAGCGCAATAGTTCTAAGCATCATATGCGATGCTGGAACAACAGCGTTAGCGCCACCCAAATCAGTTGTGAAACCATTTGGATAATAAGTTGCTAGGTACTCGTCGTAAGTAACAATGCCGTCATCGTTGTTGTCAACTACTAAGTTAGCATTTGAACCGTAGTTGTTTAACGATGTAGCATCTGCAGGCAATCTCAATGGTGTGTCACCAATTACAAATGCTGTTAATCCTCTATCAATGTTTAGATTAACAAGATTGCTCATTGCTTCTGTATAACCCGGACATGTAATAACGTTAAAGTTACGTCTTTCAGTATCACGAAGTGCATCTGTTGTATCAATTACACTCTTAAGTGCTTGTGTAACAACCATACGCTGTGCTTTTCTACCAAACGATCCGCTGCCGTCTTCTTGGTTGCCTGATTCAGTAGTCCATCTGTCTGTAGCATAACCTGCCATTGACTCATCATTTAAACGTGCGTTGTCTGCATTTATATCAATGTAATTGTTGTTATACTTCTTAACATTGCCACCGCTTCTACGCAAGTTCCATAGCAACATACCTTTTGGATATAGTGCTGGATCTGGAGCATCTGGGTCTAAATAATCGCTAGTTAGCAAGTCTTTAATTGATGCCGCTGTATCGCCAGTTGCACCACTTGAACCATAACGTGCGTCTGCAAACAAGATACCTTCTTCGCTTACTTGATCTGTTTTATCAAGTTCGATCCATTCTTGCAATGTACCGTTCCAACGATATACAGTTGGGAAGTTTTCTAAATCTGCTGTGCTAATCCAAAGATCACCGTCAACAATATCAGTACCATCTGACTGTCCGCCTACTTTTGCAGGAGCACTTGCTGATACAATTGGACCTGCTGGTGAACAGTTAGCGTAGGCTACATTAAAGTTATGATAGCCTACCCATGTAGTACCATCATGTATCATAATGTCAACATCACTAAATTCTGAATTATACCATAGTTGACCATCACTTGGCTCATTTTCAGGAGCACTTCTATCTGCTTCAAAGTCCAAGGACGATAAAGGTTTAAAGTTAGAAGCTACATAATCCTCTGTTGCACCTGATGGTAATGTATAAAAGTTGTCTGTTCCTAAGTTAGTATTAATACTATAAGGAGTAAACACTGATGCAATTGGAGTATTAGTACCGTCAGTAATGCGGAAATCTCCACCTGTTAAGTGTTTAATTTCAACTTCATTAGCATCTGTTACGCTTGCTTCGATGTTTGTTAAATCAGTCGATGCGTTAATTGCACCTGCTAGTAACACAGCATCAGCGGCAGCACCAGCGGCTGTAAATGTAATTTGAACACCTGCGGATACAGTATCGCTTGTCTTAATGCTTTCACTAATAGTAAAATCATTAGTACCTGCTGTAAACGAAGTGCTATCAATTTCAGCTGATTTAATAGTTGTATCACCAGTAGATGATCTATACCACATTCTAAACTGTGCAGTTTCAGGTGATGCGTCATTTAGTGTATCTTCGTTAGCATTTTTCTGTACAAATACAGTATCAGCTGGAAGATTATCACCACCGCCTGCTCTATCTAAGAAGTACAGTGCCGCAGTAGTTGATGCATAAATCGGTGCTTCAACACTTTGCCAGCTTCCTAAAGCTGAACTCCACTTTTTAGCTCTCCAACGTGCGCCGTTACCTGGCTCGGTTGTTTTAACCCATACACTTCCTGTTGGACGAGTTGTTGTATCGCCTGTTTTCCATTGTGGAACATTTGTGTGTGGTGTTTGTTGCAATTCAGGACCGTAAAATGTTCCTGCGCTGATTCCAATTTCATCAAAGTCAGCTGTTCCTGCAACAATTTCGATTGCATTGTTTTTAGAAGAATCATCTTGCCAACTATCAGCGTTGTAACCGTTTGTGTAAAGATACATTTTACTAGTTACGTTCTTTGCAGTTACACCAGTAATACTTGCACCATTAATTGTTGCAATAAGGTCATCTAATGTGTCGTCTACGTTAACAGTAATAGTAGTACCGTTAATCGTAAAGTTACCAGCAGTTAGTGTAGATGCTGTAACTGTATCGCCGACGATAGTTGGATGACTAGCAGTCCAGTCTTGACTTCCTACTAATACCCATTGTCCTGCGGCAACGCCTGCTTGTGTGTTTCCTGCAGACTTATAATACATCTTAATGTTTTCTCTAGAAGCACTAAATGTACCAGTTCCGTCAACAGTTTGTGCTACAACGGCATAATCGCCAATGCTTCCTACTGATGCTTTCGGTGCACCATTGTCAACTTTGGCTTCGTCTGCGTCTGTTAGTACAATCGGTGTTTTAACTGCAAACTTCTGTCCGCCTGTTGTACTAACTGCCGCGCCGTTCCACTCTTGAATTCCAAAGCTAGTGTTAGCAGTATCTAACCACCACTGCCCGTCATCTGGGTTCGCTCCCGGAGCATCTGCTGTTCCTTCAAGTTCGTTTAAATCTACATCCGCACGTACAATAAATGCCGCGTTGGATACTCCTAGTAAGCTGTAAGCAGATAGTAAACCATATTCGTTTCTTTCTGATCCGTGTATTGGTGTGTTGCTTGCCGTCTTTTCGAAGAACGGAACACCAAACAAATCTACTAATTCTTTTTGGCTGGTAACTTTATATACAGTACCAACGTTTGACGCTGTAGTGCCCTGGGCTATCCCGGTGCCTGCCGCGTTGCTCTTATCTTGGCCCGATGCTACGACAATTAGCGGAGTAGTCCCTGGTTCAGCAGGTGTGTAAAAACTCTCATCAATTACAGTAACTTCTACGCCTGGTGATTGTAATGCCATTCTTAATCTCCTGGTTACAAGTTGTAAGTTTGTTGTATATGTATTTAGCGAATGATTGAAAAAAACCGCTGTAATACACTTAGATAAAGGGGGAGAAAAGGTGTAAATATATGTATGAGACCATTATGCAAGTGCGGACAGCGCCCTGCCGCAGTAAACTACAAAAAGAACGGTAAAACATATTATCGAAGTCTTTGTGAAATATGTATGTCTAAAGGCGAAGGGCACGGTATCCCTCGATGGAAACGTGCCGGATATGTACCAAAGTCACAATGCGAACACTGTGGACATAAAAGTCCCCACTCTGAAGTATTTCTAGTATATCATGTAGATGAAAATCTTAACAACTGTAGAGCAACTAATTTAAAAACTATTTGTCACAATTGTAGTAAAGTACTATCTAAACAAGGTATTAAATGGAGACGTGGAGATCTAATTCCTGATCACTAATCATCTTAGCTGTAACTTGCTTGTACAGATTTTCTAATGTAGATTCATTAAATAGCTCAGAATCAAAATCGCTAGTCAACCAAGCCCATTCAGATGGGTGAACTCCTAGATTGTGCATTTCTTCAATAGCAAACGAATGTCCGTTACAAGCATCAATAGCAATGTCAGTCCAATCCGGAAGCTCGCCACGTTTAACCCAAGCTACTTTGCCGCCGGCTTTTTGTATAGCAGACACTTCATTCGGAAATCTACAATCTGAAATTACAATATTTTTATCTTGATTATCAAAAAGTTTCTTTTCGAGACTAGCAACCCAGATATCATTATGAAAATTATTTCTAAAAACATCAGTTCCGACATATTGAAGAACCCATCTTGGGGTTAGAGTTGGCATATCTAATCTATCAGCCCACCATGTATCAATTTGTTCGCGCCATTCACGAGCTTCTAATGAATGCCCTTCCAATAATTCTCTGTCCCAGCTAAAAATAGATGATACAGTATCTTTTAGTGTATCTGCAAAACTCTCTTTTTGAAAATTATTATTAACTAAAAAGTCAGCTACTGTATCCTTACCGCTGCCGATGAAACCGCATAAACCAATTATCATTAAGATCTCCTGTAATATGTTTTATATTATATAGGATTACTTAGGTTTTGTCAAGTGATTTTTAATACCAAGGCTTAACTTTCCCAGTGCGTTTCCCAGGATTATTAAGTTTTCTTACAAGTGCGCTTGCTGTATTAATAGACTTTGTGCGCTTTTGATGTCTTGCTTGTGTAGGTGCTGTTCTAGCACGAGTGCGTTTCATTTGTTGAGCTTTGCCAACATTGGGATGATCGTAACATTTCGAAGGATGACTTACTTGGCGACTTTTTCTAGGTCCAGAAGTACAACGAAACTTTAGTGTTGTGCCGCCGCCTCTTGCTGTTGCTTTTTTCCTACCCCATACGAGCTCTGCTTCGTACAGTTCTTCGTCATCAAACGGATCAATCTCTGTAAACTTCATCCTATTAACCATCCATAGCCCGAACCACCGGACACTTGTGTAGTTAGTTCAATAGTAAGACGTTCTATCTCAGTTTGGGCTTCGGCTTTTAAACTTGCGCCGTTAAGTGCTGTGCCGCCTTGCGGGCCAGCAATACTTGCAAACTTTTCTCGTGCATTACCAAGTATCATTTTAGCATGTGCTAATGTATAATCTTTAATCCACTGCCCGGAGTAAACATCCTCGATAATTACATGATCAGGTTTTGTGTTATATACATGTAGCATAACTTCTTCACCGCCTCGTGGGCGTTGTTGAATAATGATCTTATGACTTTGCGGATGCCAAGTAAAGTTGATAAACGAACCAAACATTTTACCTACTAATTCTTGATATCCAGAAAACAATTCGTATGTAGCAAGTCCTCCCATGTTAGTTGAACTTAACAAATATGTATTTGTATATGCTAGATTAAAAGGTTCAAACACTGTACCGCCAGATCCATTGCCTGTACGTGATCCTACACTTCTACGGAATATCTGTCGTACTGTTTGGATCTCAGTTGGAAGTATATATTCGTTTTTGTCTTTTTCTAAAGTCAAAAATGCAAAACTTTCTTCTACTGAGTTTTCACTACGCTGTCTAAACACACCTAACGCTTTAGATAATGCAACTTCGTAGTGCTCTGGATCTAATTCAACATCAATCATACCGTCGCCTAAATTTAAACGGCAGTAATTAAAGACTTCTTGCTTGGATTTATCAATCTGGTTCATATAAGTATTTATCGTTTGCGGTAAATACATATACTATGCCAAGACTAAGTTTATACAGACCCGAAAAAGGGAACGACTACAAATTCATAGACAAGACTGTTTATGAAATGTTCCAGGTTGGCGGAGTAGATGTTAATCTACACAAATATATCGGCCCAGGTGATTCACAAGATGAAACCGCGGCAACGCCTTCATACGATACTACTAGCGAATTAAACATTCAGGATCTTTTGTTTTTAGAAAATAGAGATAGAAAATACGATCCGGATGTGTTTACTCTTAGAGGTGTTTATAATGTACAGGATATCGACTTTAACCTAAGTCAATTCGGATTGTTCTTACAAAACGATACTGTGTTTATAACGTTTCATATTAATAATACTGTTGAAAGTTTAGGCAGAAAATTAATGGCCGGAGACGTTGTTGAACTGCCGCACTTAAAAGACGAATATGCGCTCAATGATTTAACATATGCATTAAAAAGATTTTATGTAATTGAAGAAGTTAACCGTGCCGCAGAAGGGTTCAGTGTAACTTGGTATCCCCATTTGTACAGAGCAAAATGTTCGCCGCTGGTCGATAGTCAAGAGTTTAAAGATATATTAGATGGTGTTGCCGATGAGACAGATTTCAAAGGTGAGTTTAATGCTAGCTCAACATACTATCCTAACGATACTTTTGAATATAACGATAAAACATATACAGTACTAAAAGAAGTAACTGGTATAACTCCGCCGAACGTCGAGTATTATAAGATTTCAGATACACTAAGAGATATTATGAGTACTTACGAAAAAGAAATGCAGATAACACAAGCGGTACTTAATCAAGCCGAAGAAGATGTACCTCAGAGCGGATATGATACTACTAAATTTTATACATTAGAGAGAGATGTTGAAGGCAATGCTCAATTGGTTACAACTGATAGTGATCAATTGTTAATTCCATCAACAGACAAAGACGGCAATACNTTGTACGATGAAAACGGCGAAGAAATTTATATGGCAGTTACTGCCGATACTGTTTTTGAAAGTCCAAGCGGAGAAGGATATAAGGGTTACTTAACCGGTGACGGTATTCCGGGCAACGGTGCTCCATTCTCACAAGGAATAGCATTTCCAATTAACCCAATGGATGGACAAATGCATTTGCGTACTGATTATCTACCGAATAGATTGTTTAGGTACTCAAGCGGAAGATGGTCTAAAGTAGAGGATGATGTAAGAATGACTATGAGCAATTTAGGTCCATCGGATACTGCCGCAGGCGGAGACTTTGCAGGGAAAGATGAAAAGAAAACTCAGAAATCTGGATTTATTAACAACCCAACAGTTAATACAATCGACGGAAAGTCTATTAAAGAGAAGCAAGGACTGCATAAAGCTCTTAGACCAAAGGCAGACGACTAATGAGAATTTGCGAGATTACTGAAAACTTTGAGTTTGATAATGTATCAAAAATTGATTTAGAAAACTCATTAGATCGCATGGCTGAAATAGCAGTTAACGGCGATAGGTTGAAAGATGTCTTTGTTATGCGTCATACACATAACATGACATTTAAACAAATTGGTAACGAAATTGGCACAGGTATCGATCGTGCTAGACAAATTTATTTAAGAGCAGTACGTTATCTAAGAAAAATGTTACAAGACTATAACACAGACGAAAACTTTTCTGAAGGTTATAAACTACGGTTAGAACGTGATAAAGAAATGTTGGTACTAAACATTACTGATACTAAGACAGGCAACCGAACAGAAGTACGTGGCAAACCTAACTACGAAACCGAGTACGATCCTAGTGATAAACTGCATAAACTACTAGACAAAGTAGGCAAGAGTGCTAACATTAGTGATCTTATGAACGGCGAAGTAGTTGGTATTAATCCTAATCATCCACAAGGTGCAAGTGCAAAGTCTGCTACTGATACAGCATATAACGAAAACTTCGCTGACGGTAAGAAAAAAGGTAAAAGCAGACCAGGGCGTGTAAAGCGTTCAGGTGCTAGTTGTAATGGATCAGTAACAGCACTACGCAAACGTGCTAAGAACGCAAGTGGTGAGAAGGCTAA